ATCTATGACCACCACTGAAGAACAATTCGCGGCTCTCCTTGAAAAGACGTTAGGTATAGAAGCTGGCCGATTCCATTGTCTTGAACAAGCCCTCTTTGATCACGAGTTTGCGAAGGCGGTGTTCGGGGACGCAGTAATAAAAGATCACTATCACAGAACTCCTTACGGCGGCTCAAGAAGTGAACAAATTCTTGTTTATAAATGGAGACTATATGACCTCTCCCAACTCCCCACCACCGAAGAGAGAATAAAATACTATCTTGACCATCAATCTGTACCTTAACAACTCGGTGGTCTCCTTCCCCCTGGAGTTTGTGTCTCCGCGCTTGATCTCTCGGAGTTTTTTTCTCCAAGGGGGAGGAGGTCACTAAAACATAGGATCTCAAAGGAGGCTACAATGAAACGCATTGCGCTACTCACGTTGTCCGTCGATCCCGCCACGAAGAGTCTCGGTCTTTTACTTCACCCCTCGGTGCGCCTCAAGAAACAGGGGCACAGTTGGGTGCTCACCGTCCAGGACTTCCAAGTGAGTATCGTTGAAGATTACCCCCTTGGGAATCTCTTTGATCTCATTGATCAGGTGGATCGGAAGTCCGACGAGTCGGTGATGACCCTAGGACGAGGTGAGTGAACTCCTTTGGGGGTGAGTGGTACTGCCATTTCACCCCCCTTTCCCCTACTATAAGCCATATAAAGACCCTTGACATTTCAATAAAACAAGAGTATAGTAAGAGTATACCAGTTAGTTTTGGTATTCATACGGGGCTAGGCACAAATGCTTGGCGGCAAAAGTAGCCTGGCTCCGCATGGATATTTAACCCCCCACGCCCATGACCTAATATGCCCACGAGAGCATCAATCTCAACACAAACATAAACCCTTAACCAAAATTTATATGACGTTACAAGTCCAATGCTTGAGCTGTTCACGGCTCTTCACGCCCACGGATTATGATCTCGAAGTCTATGCGAAAGAACCCCTGTTACGCCTCTGTACCGCGTGTTCAGATGCGCTCAGCGGCTATTCGTTTGACGAGTACATGGAGAAAACGAAATCCTTAATCTCTGCTTTATGAAAACTAAATCCATGTTCTCGGCGTCCGATATCTTTGCGATCCTCTTTCTCGTCGTGGCCTTTACCATCATCAAGATCGGGGTGAGTGCCCCACCTCTTCCCTTTATTCACCCATAACCCCCACCTTTATGTTTAGCTTTCTTACCCACTTTCTCTTCGCCGTCATTGCCTTTGGCATGTTTCTCATTGACGGCATTCTCCTCGGCCAAGCGGTCAAAGAAAAATCTTTCCTCGGAATCACGATTATGGTCACCTTGACTGCCACCTATGCCCTCATGGTGGGCTGGTTGCTTCTGTTTAGTCCTATTGCTTAACCCCACTCTATGAAACTCCAACCATTAGAAATTATTGAGCATCCCGATAAGGACTACTATAGCCTATGGTTAGGTGAGTATGCCACGGAGCAAGGATTTCGAACTGGAAAGTTATATCGTAGACTCTCTAAACAAGAAATTGTCGAAATGGGCGGGTTAGATCTTTCGCGTTTAGACTATAGATGCGCCCACATAAACCAACTAGGCTAGACTAAACCTATCATTCAGCAGACCCATAATCATTACTATCCTCCACAGAGCACCAGCCCCACAACTCCTCCGTGGCCTGGCTATCAAATAATGTGTTAACCCACACCAATATGAAATACTCAAAAAAAACCTACATCCTCATTCTTTCCTCCCTTGTCGCCCTGGTCTCGGTGCTATACTGGTTCCCCTCCAATCCCATCCCCGCAGAAGTTCGACAACGCAAGGAACAAATCGGGAAAGAATATACCCGGATCAATCTTGAACTCCTCCGCATTCGAAAACTCAAGGCGGAGACACAAACTAACCTCCATGCCTATGATGCACAAGAAAACATTTACGAAGAGCAACAAAAGAAACTCTCAGAAGAATCCGCCCAAATCGACGCCAAGTATATCGGCACACCAGAAGCGGAAGCCAGTGAAGCTAAAGCGCGCACATGGAAAGAGTCTCGCGTCCTTAATGGGGTCACCTACCTACCTGACGATCTCTTTTACACATTCCCAAAAACTTGGAGAGATTCTGGCCTCGTCTATATTACACAATCACAACGCGAACATTTCTTGCACAACGGGATGCTTGCCACAGATATCGGAACCAGCGGAGAGGCGCTTGATCTCTACGCTCCTGACTACAACAACCTGGCTGTTTCCTACGATTATAAGCGGCTCGATAGCCATGACACGCTCGGGAAAACGATTAAACTCAGTTTCCCGAAAGAAGAATACGGCGACCGCTACTGGTTGCTCGGACACGTCAGCGAATTCTACAAAGAGACTGGTGCAACCGTCACAACTGGACAACCTGTGGGCACAGTCGGTGGTTGCGAGGGTTCAATCAAAGCCAATAAAGAAAAAGAAGAAGGCGCGAGCACGGGCTGTCACGTCCACATCGAACTCTGGAAAGACGGGGTTCGGCTCCCGTATCCCGAAACGGTAGGCATACAGCATAATTTTGAGTCCGTGAAACCGTTACAATCTGTAACGCATACGAACATCAAGCTGACCTCTTACAACCCTGCCAAAGAACAAACGGACGCCTCCCCTTGTATTGGAGCGACAGGGGTAAACCTCTGTGATGCGGTGAAGGCAACACCTGGGATTCAAATTCTCGCCCTCTCGCAAGATCTCGTGAGTCGGAAAGGGAAGACCCCCTTTCACTACGGCGACCGCGTTCGCCTCACCTCCACGCTCCAAGATGCCCGCTGTAATCAAGAGGCGATTGTACTAGATACGATGAATCGTCGCTTTACCAAGCGCGGTGATTTATTCTTTATGGAACGTAAACACAATACCTCCTGCACCGTCACGATTACAAAGATATAATCTCTAACCAAAACCAACATGACGTACAAAGACTTGGGCTTTCAAAGCCCCCAACAGTGGTTTATCTACTATCTGCGCATCTCGCAATACCCTGAGGACATTGCTACGATGCAACCAGACTACTTCGCGAACCGATTCGGCCTCTCCATTGAAGAGGTAAATGACTTACGCACCACCATCCTTAACCCCCGCCTTCATGGAAATCCACCCACCGAAGCCTCTCTGTCAGACCTGTCGTAAAGAAATTCAGAATGTGTACGATGACTATTTCTGTTCCCAAGCCTGCGCCACGTTTGATTTAGGAACCAGCTGGATCGTCTATCAGAGAGAAACGGCCACTAATAAATACTCGACGCTCCCTGAATTTTACCCCTCTCAACGCATTGCGGAAGCCGAAGCCCAGAAGATTCGAGACCGGATGAACAAACTCAAACTCCACTCGAAGCTCTACGGCACGATGGAGATACCCAGCCATTTACCCTTGCATGTATGAAGGTAAAAAAACGCAACGATACGATTTCAAAATGTAAGAAGCGTATCCAAGACCTCCTCAAACGCTTCGTCCGTGCTCGGTATGGCCGCTGTCTCGCTGAAACGTATGGCGAATGTTCAGGCGTCCTGAGTGCGGATCATATCGTGGGACGCACGAAGAGCCGTACCTACTGGCTCCCGCTGAACGTCGTCAGTCTGTGTATGCGTCACCATCTGTACTGGAAACCTTCGCATTCAGGGTACTGGGCGGATGAAGTCCAAGCCCTGATCGGGAAGGAGACCTGGGATCATCTCCATCTTCTTGGCCGCCCCACCTGTGACTACCCGCTCTGGAAGTGGCAAATCAATGAACAGTGGTTGCATGATCTCGTGGTGGAGAATGAACATGGGGTCTTTCTGCCTCTCACGGATGGGTCTGAAGTGAGGTATGCTTTAGATTGATGTCTGACATCGTATAGGAACACAGGAGCTTTTATTGTCCAGGACAAATAAAAGAAAATGAGAGGGAAAATGCCTCTATCCCTGTTTCATCCCTCAAAACATTTTTTTTATCTTATCCTCATGTGCTATACTGCAGGTGTCAGACGGAGGCCAGAGCCCAAGGGAAGGCGCGTGAGATCGAGCAGAAGAGGAGCTCGATTCAGCAGGGCATTCGGCAGCTGAAGCGTGCCGTGAGGCAAGATGCCTATCGTGCCGTCGCTGCGGCGGAAAAAAGCGGGCAACTCATCCGTCAGAAGACCTGTAGCCTCCCAGACTGTTCAGACACCTTTCTCGTGGCCGCCCATCATTATCTGGGCTACGCCCCTGAGCACCGGTTAGACGTGCAATGGTTATGTAGTCGCCATCATGCTCGCCTCCATCGTCACCCCGAAGATAACCCCATCTTCTATGCCCGCCTATCGTCTGGAAATCCAACTCACTAAAGCCGAGTGGGAACAGCTCGAACGTGCTGTGACCCCGAAGCTGAAGTTTCTCCGCCGCAAAAAGAAGTCCGACGTGATCCGACGGCTCATGCGGCGCTACCTGGAGGATAGTTATGACCCAGATTATTGATTGTGTCGTCGGTTTGTCATACACTCTTAGTGATCCATCCAATTGTCCGTATGCCCAAGTCTCCTGAATACGTCAAAAGCGAACGCCTGATCTTGCGGGTGACGAAAGGCGAGAAAGCCCAGCTGGATCAGTATCTTACCGAGCATCCTGGCATGGACACGTCCCTGCTCCTCCGCACCATGATCTACTCACATCCAGGCTATCCCTTTACCCCGACGCTATGAACGTTGTGCATAGCATGGAAACCTGGCCGCTCTCCCGTCTCAAGCCTTTCCAAGGATCATTAAAGACCGTGGATGCGTCCTGGATTCAATCCCTGGCTAACCGGATTCAGAAGTTTGGATTTAGTGCCCCCTTCCTCGTGTGGAAAGGCCATGACGCCATACTTGATGGTCACCAAAGGTATCAGGCACTCAAACTCCTGAACTGGCAAGACCCTGTGCCGGTGGTGCTGATTGAAGCGAAAGACGAGAAGGAAGCCAAACAGCGCGTCCTGGAGTACAATTCTATTTATTCGAAAATCGACAAAGATATCTTTGAGGACTGGAGTGAAGACCTCGATCTGGATGACCTCAATTTGATCGGGATGGAGAGTTTGGACGCCTCGCCCACAGTGTTGCCAGAGGGGATTGATGACGTACCCGCCCTTCCAAAGACCCCGAAGACGAAACTGGGCGACCTCTACCAACTCGGCAACCACCGGTTGCTGTGTGGGGATAGTACGAAGCGCGGGGACGTGGAGCGGCTGATGGAGGGGAAAAAGGCGGATATGGTCTTTACGGATCCGCCGTATGGGATGAAAAAGGAAAAAGAAGGTGTGTTAAATGATAATCTCAACTATGCTGATCTGCTCGATTTTAATCGCCTATGGATTCCGCATAGTTTTTCCGTGCTTGAAGACAATGGGAGTTGGTATTGCTGGGGTACTGATGAGCCATTGATGGATATTTATTCCGAGATTATTAAACTCATGATTAAAACTCAAAAGGCGACCTTCAGAAACTTACTGACGTGGGATAAAGGAAGTGGGCAAGGGCAAAATTCTGAGAATACCCGTAGTTATGCTATCGCCGATGAAAAATGTTTATTCGTGATGGCTGGCGTGCAGGGGTTTAATAACAATGCTGATAACTACTTCGAAGGTTGGGAGCCTATCAGAGACTATCTACTTCAGAGCCGTCTCGCGATGGGATGGGACGTGCCGACGATGAAGAAGATAGTCGGACATAGTGATCTCTCAAGAGATCACTGGACAAGCAAGAGTCAATTTAACTTTCCGACCCGTGATGTCTACGAGAAGCTGAAAGCAGAAGCCGATCGTGTACGACACGAGACGAAGAACGACGCCTTCAAACGAGAGTACGATGACCTGAAGCGCGAGTATTATTCGACCAGAGCCTACTTCAACAATACCCATGCGAATTTTAATAATGTCTGGCATTTCCCACGGCATAACAAACAAGGAGATGAAGGAGATCACGCGACGATCAAACCTATTGCTTTGTGTGAACTGGCGATTAAATCTAGTAGCAGAGAATCAGACATTGTCCTCGATCTCTTCGGCGGCTCTGGTTCCACTCTCATCGCCTGTGAACAAACCAATAGAATTTGTCACATGATGGAATTGAGCGAAGGCTACATGGACGTCATCATTTCCCGCTGGGAGCAATTGACCGGAAAAACGGCTACACTGCTGACGTAAGCTCTCTATCAGATTCTAACTACTACATCCTAACTACTCATCCTATGGCCGGACATGGTGCGCCTGAAGGGAATCAGTACGCGGTCGGGCACACCGGAGGAGGAGGACGCCCGACGCTCCAGAATGAACTCCTTCGCAAGAAACAAGCCGAGAAGGATTGGTTTGGCGAGCATGACTTTGAGAAGCTGATGCGGCAAGTGAAAGGCCGCTACCGGAGTCCGCATAAAATCTGGCTGGCCAAACTCTTGACGGGGAATGACGCCGCGCTGAAGGAAGCCTATAAACGACTGTTCCCGGAAAGCCTCTTTATCCATCAGGACGGAAACGTCGATCACACCATCACCCATGAATTCATCGTCCGTCGTCAAGACCCACGAACTCTCGGAGACGCAGGATCAACTCTTGCAAGCCCTTGAGTCCAATCGGTATCGGTACTTCGGCTATGGGGGAGGTTTTTCTGGGGGCAAGTCGTACCTCGCCTGTCTGATCCTGATTCAGTTCGCGCTCAAGTATCCGAAGACCCGCTATGCAATTGTGCGGAAAACCCTGACTTCAAGTCGTAAAACTTCCTTGCTCAAATTCCGAGAAGTCTTGTTGGAGCTGGAAGAATTCGCGGAATGGAATGGGAGTGACCTGACCTTCACCTTTCCCAATGGCTCGGTGGTGTACTTCTTGGAAGCCGATCAAGGGAAAGACCCCCAATGGCACAAACTCCGCCTCGAACTCACGGCCTGTGTGATGGAAGAAGCGGATGAAATGGCCGAAGGGGCGTTTGATCATCTCATCGGACGTATTGGACGGTGCAATGTGTTTCATGGGAACGTCGTCCCGGCCTTTATTCTCTGTACGTTTAACCCTGCGCAGAACTGGGTCAAGTCGAGGTTCTATGATCCCTTTCAAGAGGGCACGCTCCAGGCGCCGTTCTACTTCGTCCAAGCCCTCCCCTCGGATAATCCGTTTAACTCGCAAGCGTATCTGGACGGCCTCAAACATATGCCCGAGGCCGAATACCAACGCTTCGTCCTCGGCAACTGGAACTTCTCGGACGATCCGAATCAACTGATTCCCTATGAGAAACTCCGGCAAGTGTTTGATGATCGGGTCTACCAGTGGGATCCCCACGTGCAAGAGTACTTAGGGGTGGATGTGGCGCGGTATGGCAAAGATTCGATCATGTTCCAATTCATGCAAGACACCTGGGCGTATCCCGCGATTCAGAAACCCAAACAAC